AACCCTGTCGGGGGCGGAATATAATTCCCAGTATAGTATGGATGATAGTATACTTGGAATTATCTGGATAGGTCAGGTGGTACTTCAAGTTGTAAATACGGTTCAGTTGGCGATGATCATAGAGCGCAAGTGAGTCGTCACTTTTTGTTCTTTTTTTCAGCCTCTTCGCGGTCGCGTTTGTACCGCCACCAGTTCATGCTCGAACTGAAGAGGACGAAGAGTCCGAGAAATTTTCCGGTCAGTGCAATTCCTTCTTGCAAATCAGCCCTCGGACGGACTGTTTTGCGAGACGGCGGTCGCCGAAGTACGAAAGGACGCGGTTGCGCAAGCAACATGCCACGTCAGCACGTTTTTTCTTTATTTGGAGATTGAACGAGGCTTGTTTCCTGTTCCGAACATTCTCTTGTAGACCCAGCCACCTGGGCGCACGGCAGCCTTGTTGATGAGACGGGCCAACTTGAGACGCGCCATACGTTTCGGTGAAAAGCTACCGGTTTCTATGTTGCGTCTGACGTTGTTCCAGAGATTTTCATTATTTTCATTGGCGTTGCTCATCATGTATCTCAGACGGTAGTACTCGCGAATGAGTGGACGCATGCTCCGAACCGCCTGGTTAACTTCCAGGGCTTTCGCGTTCTGTTTCTGACGAAGTTTACGTTCCCTGGCGTGCCACAGCACCATCATCCGATGAGTCTGAGCTCGGCCCGCAGGGGTGTTCCCGTAATTCTGGACAGTCTCACGTATCGCCCGATTTATGTTCCCGGACATCCGGTAGTGTTCCATTTCCAGACGGTTCACCTCGGCGAATCGTCTCTTGAGGTTTCCATGTAACTGGACCAGACGGTTGTAGTTCGCCTGACCGGCACGAAACTCAGCCTTGAGTTGGGCCATCCGACGCGGCGTCACTGGCATTTACCATTCGACCAGAAATTAGTTGTACACAGTGAATCTACCGCGCTTCTTCGCCTTGAGCTTCTTGGCCTTCATCGCATTCTTCACAATCTTCCACAGGTTACGTTCGATGATCGTCGTCAGACCTGACGCACGACGGGTCGTTTTGGGCTTGTACGTACCGGCCGGCTGGCCTTTGATCGTCCACCCCATTTTACTATCACTTAAGAAAAATATTCGCAGAGGAACCAAACATCAACTCGCGCAACAAGGCGCTCAAGAAGAAGGCCCGTGAGCTGGAGGCGGAACGTGCCTGAAACACTCCCACAGTTTCCCAATGTGACGGCGTTCCGAGAGCGCCGAAAACTCGTCGATCGTATAGTCGTCGCCCATGGACCTGTTGCATTTCGCACAAATGGGCCGTAAGTTGTTAATGTCGGTCGGTCCGCCTTTACTTTCGGGGATGTTGTGCCCGACTTCGAAACTAAAGGGGGTCATGATGTTTTCGCACCAGGTCACGAGGCACTTGTGCTTAAAGTGCCGATCGCCGCAATAAAGCAGCCAGACTTGCTCGCGCAACGCACCTGGGATCGTCTTCTTCATAAAGAAGGCTGGGTCTATTTCTTTATCCGGATACGGTATCCTTGGCCGAGGGCCCGCTGGGTCGTCTTGGCGGCGGCCGTCAGGCTCGGCTTGGACCAGAGCAGCCAGCGCGACCAAAAGCCCGGGGTGTACCGGCCGCTCGGCGTCCAGTTTTCGCGCCGGCGGTGACGCATGAGATACCGGAGCATGCGCGCGTGATTCTTGTGCATCGTGTAGTCTGAGTAGCCGCGCCGACCGAAATCGACCGTCTGACCGGTTTCGAACGTCGCACGCCACTTCTTCTCGATCTTGGGACTCTTACGCAGCGTGACGGTCACCATACTATTTCCTCAGAAAATGTATGGAGTCTGCCATCGACCGTCTCGAACAGGTGCGTGAAGAGCTCGAGCGACACGTTTCGGAATATGGTATCGTCGTCATGCGCGAAATTGAAAAGGTGGAACGGAAAAAACTCAAATTTCTCAGGAGGAATAAATCGCCTTCAGAAGAGTCTCGTCCTCGAGCGGAACAAGATCCGGCCGATCACCCACGAGTCGACGCGTCGCATCGTCCTGAATCCGGGCAATCTTGCGTTCGAACACCAAAAGATCCTCGCCGGTGACGCGCTCGAAATCTTCGCCGGTCGCCAAGTCCTTGAGGGCGAGCAGGTAGCCCATGGCGTAATTGGCGTGCAGAACCTGGATAACCTCCGAGGCGTCCTGCATGCTCGCGACCGAGTATCGAGCCGCCTGCCGGTACAGAAGACGGATCGTCTCGTCGTCCGCGTTTGAAACCTTCCGGTACACGAAAAAGAGGACAAAAATGAGACCAATGACGATGAGCCAGTCCTCCATATTTAAAGTGCACAAATTTTCTTAGCCTCTCATATGGAGAGAGCTTTTCGTAATTATAAAAATGCCAATGAGGCGTTCCGCAGAGCGTCAGCCAATGTTCAATCTCGTTGGCCGACGTATTTATACGGCCCCAGAAATGAGCAGATATTAAAAAAAGAATACCAGAACGCCCATCAGCGCATGCTGAATGCGTACCAACGACGTTCTAATGCTGCGCACGCCTTCCGCAACGCTCTCAACAGAAGCGGTCTCCGGATCCGCGGGGCAAACTCAATGACGGCGTACCAGATCATGAACGCTGTCAACCGCATGTATGCACCGCCGAACAGACCCGGTGGTTTCGGTGGCGTGATGTATGAAGCAACTGCTCTTCGTTGGCGTAAGAAGCCGAATCGCGCCAAATCAGCGTCACCGAGTCGCCGCCGCACGCCCCTAAAACGCCCACACTCAGCACCTAGATAAAAAACATCGACGCTGACGTCCTATGTATCTACAGACGATCCAGGCGAGCGCCCTGCGGACCATATTCGAGGTCCTTAAAGACATTATCAACGATGTCAACGTTTACTTTACACCGCAGGGCATCAAGGTTATCTCGCTTGATACGGCCCACGTGACCCTGATCAACATGTTCTTGCCGGCTGAGAATTTCGAAGAGTATTCGTGTGACACGGAGATTATCGCCGGCATCAACCTGTCGAACATGTACAAGCTCCTCAAGTCCGTGACGAACAACGACTCGCTCCGTATGAAGATTGACGACAACGACATTCTCGAGATTGAGATTGAGAATACGGTCAAGCACTCGACGACCAAGTTTCGGCTCAAGCTCCTCGACATCAACGAGGATGACCTCTCGGTCCCGGACATTGATATGGACCTCGTGACGACCCTTCCGTCGGTCGACTTTCAACGCATCGCGCGCGACATGGCAAACCTGGCGACCGACATTTCGATCGTTCGCCGGGGTCACCTCCTCGAGCTGAGCTGCGAGGGTGATTTTGCTGACCAAAAGACGGTCATCGAGTGCGGGCCGCCCAAAGAGGCCGAACCGATCGGCGGTGTCTACCCGCTCAAGTACATCAACATGTACACCAAGGCGACGAACCTGTGCTCGAACGTCCAGCTCTTCCAAAACTCCCAGAACCCGAAACTTCCCCTGATTGTCCGGTACGCCATTGCAAACCTCGGCGACGTCCGCTTCTACCTGGCACAGAAGATGGAAACCTGACCAAGGACGTCGGTGACGACGACGGTCGGAACCCGAGCCGGGAGGACGAGCACCGGTTCGGTCTGGACAGAAAGTCCATGACCAAATTTCAATACGAATGTCCAGGACCATGTTCCGAGTGCATGCCGCAAAGTTTCATGGGTGACGATGTGTCTGGGGCCGGCGAAGCGTCGGACACGGTCCGTGACGTCCTCGTTCGTCCCGTGAACCTTTGCTGATGCGATCGGAACATGGAAGCCCGGGACGTGTACCGGAGGCCAGGAACCTATGTGGGTGTACTCGACTCCGCCAAAGATGTACGTTGTCAACTCTTGCCCTGTGCTTGTTCGGGCCACCTCTTGTACCGTCATATTTTTTGGCCGGAGCGCCAAAAGAATGTCCATGTCTAATAAAGACTGCACATCTTTATCAAAGATGGAACGACGCATCAACGAAAAAATTCGGGAACTCGAGGAACGCCCCGAGGAGCTGTACGAGTATCTCGCCAAATGCGCCCCGCACATCCGCGAATACACGACCGAGCGTACCGGAGGCGTCCAGCGCAAGGATATTTTCGATGATTACATGTCGACCGTCGAAAATATGGTGACCGAGCACAAAAAACCGCCGCCAATCGACATGGAAACCAAGTGCGGTTCGTGCGGTGGTTCGTACACGCTCGTGTACGAGCCCGAGACGAGTGAACAGGTGTGCACTGAGTGTGGCGCCGCGCACTACATCCAGTCGACCGAGCGTGGTTTCAAGGAGGAACAGGAGATGGAGCGTAACGTCGTCTACTCATACAAGCGCGACAACCACTTCAACGAGTGGGTCTCGCAATTCCAAGCCAAAGAGTCGACGAGCATTCCTGACGAGGTGATTCAGCAGCTCCGGGTCGAATTCAAGAAGCAGAAGATCAAGGACTCGGCCGACATTACACATCTCAAGGTCCGCGGGCTGCTCAAGAAGCTCGGCCTGAACAAGTACTACGAACATGCACCGTACATCACAACGATTCTCAACGGAGTCAAACCACCGACCATGCCACAAGAACTCGAAGACCGGCTTCGTCTCATGTTCGGCCAAGTTCAAAAACCCTTTGAGAAACATTGTCCGGCGGACCGAAAGAACTTTCTTTCGTACTCGTTCACGCTGTACAAGTTTTGCGAGCTGCTCGGCGAAGACGAGTACCTGCCATGCTTTCCGCTCCTCAAGTCCAAGGAGAAACTGCACCGCCAGGATGAGATGTGGAAGCTCATCTGCCGGGAGCTCGCCTGGGAATTTATTCCCACGGCAACATAATGAAGAACGCCCAGGAGATTGCATTTGGCTTTGTCATCTTCTTCATCATCGATCGGGTCGCCCGGCTCGTCAGTGCGTACGTGGCCGACCAGAAGAGCCTCTCGGAACTCCAGTCCGAGAAGCTTCGGTGCTCGGTCGAGCTCGGTCTGCTCCTCGCGGCGTTCGCAGTGCTTATAAACAAATGAGGCGCTACTGAGTCATGATGAATACGTATCGCGATGAGACTTTTGATCTCTGCAGGACGAAGGGGTGGGACAAAGCGCCCGTCAGTACAGTCTGGCTTCTTTTTACCGAGGAGATTGGCGAGCTCGCCTCGGCGATCCGCCAGTACCAGCGGAATTTCCGCAAGACCGGACTCAAAAAGGACCGAGGGACCGACATTACGACCGAGATGGGCGACGTGTTTTCGTACCTGTTCCAGCTGGCCTATATGCTCAACGTCGACCTGGACGAGATGTGGACCCGGCATCGGGAGAAGGTTCAGACGAGAAAATATATTGACACCAATTAGTAATGACTGAGTTTTTGGCCGACGATGATCTGGCAATGAATCGCGTCAACCCGTACACGGCCACCGGGACGTTCGGCATTCCGTACAACGGCAATACGTACCCCGATATGAAGTGGAACGCCCCAGCTGAAGGCCCAGCGATGTGGTCCACCTCGGACAAGAACGAGGCGGACGAGCATCTCACGCCCCTGGCTATGGACCGCTCAGGCTCTACGTATTTAAAGACGGCTGGTAAGGGCCCAGCGACGTCGTTCATGTTCCCGGCGCGCAAGTTCCAGTACGATGACGGTACTACAAGTTGGTCGCGCGAGATTGTCTGGCGGAACGGCGAAAACTACACCAACGAAAACCCGTTCGGTCGGCACGAGTCGATGTTCCCGATCCTCCTGTTGTTGATCCTGCTTCTTTTGCTTTTCGTTGCCGCCAAGGTGCTCAAAGTCTGAGCGCGCCTCTTTGTCTCATGGGTGCCTCACAATAGGCGCTACGCGCCTATTGGTTCAAAGTTTAATCACTTTGGGCGCCTCCACTTTGACCAGCTTCTTTTCCAACAGAGCGCGTTCGGATTCGCTCCGACCGTCGAGCTTCTGGCACTGGTGCATCTCCAGTTGGATGCACCTCGTGCAGTATTTGTTCGTGCACTCCCGACATGTCAGAACCAGCAGACCCACTTGGCTCCGACATTTCTCGCACTTCATCGTCGCTTTCTATTTCGCACACATATTCCTTAACGAGACCGGCGGCGATCACCGGGATCGACTCGTCGCTTTCGTCGTCCTCCACCTCGCACAGACCAATCTGTCGGCGCAGGAGCACCTGGTCCCAAAACGCCTTGGCGATCGGCAAGATGCGCGCAAACCATGCGCGGTCCCGGACCACCTCGGTCACCTCAAACTCCTCGGGTGGTCCAGGCCTGTACTGGATGAAATCGCACACCTCGAGGTCGAGCACCTCGAGCAGCAACTGAATTTGCGGCAGATAGTACTTTGGGACGGCCGGTGTAATCTTGCGCGTCAGAGGGCACTTAATCTCAATCAGCCGGCCAGACTCGGTGACGCCGTCGGGCGATCCGCCGAGCCACTTGTGGACCGGGTGCTGAACGAGGCCAATTTCATGAGATTTTTGACCGTGTCGGAGATCGTACAGGTCGCGAGCAACGGGCTCGAGCAGGGTTCCATGGGCAGTGGCGGCATTTCCATCCCACTTGACCGCGCCGCATTTTTTGAGGAGGAGGTCGCTGGGTTTCTCGTAGGGGTTATCACCGATGGCGGTTGCAAGATCGCTCGCCGTGAGCATCGTTCCACGGAGTGAAAGCCATTCTTGGGACCGCTGATCGGCATAGGACTGAGAAATGAGATCTCGGACCCTGGGGTGAATGCCCGGGCCCGACTCATTCATAAACTCTATTCGGTTCTATTCTCTATTCAGCGCAATCTGCGCCGCATTCTGTTCAGCCTGTTTCTTCGTCGATGCAAACCCCGAGCCACACGGTATACCGTTGACGAGCACCTCGATGTGGAACGTCCCGTTCGGGTATTGGTTCCGTACCTGATAGTCCGGCAAAGGCAGCTTCTCGGCTTGGCACTTGCGCATGAGCTGATCCTTGTAGTTGTCGTCCGTCAGAGAAATCTCCACCCGATCAAACGCCGCAAAGACAAACTTTTTGGCGTGGACCATCCCGAGGTCGAGGTAAATCGCACCGACAAGCGCCTCGAAAACATCCTCGAGGATGTTCGGGTTCGTGTTCCAGTTGTTCCGGATCCCCTTGTCATCCATGAGAATCCACGAATCGAGCCCGAGCTGCGTCGCAATCTCACAGAGCGTCTTGCCGCGGACCATCTTCGTACGCGCCTTGGTCAAAAACCCCTCCTGCTCCTTCTCGTACTTGTCAAAGAGGTGTCGGGTAATGATAAAACCGAGCACCGAATCCCCCATAAACTCGAGCGTTTCGTACGACCCAGAAAGACCTTGGTACTTTTTGAGTGCCGATTTGTGCGTAAAGGCGCGCTGATACAA